AAGAGCAAGAATACGCGCCGCCGGCGCCGCTAGGCGAGCCGCCACCTTAGGTGAGGATTTATGAATTTTATCTCTCTCGTATGGAGAAATAAAATCCTAGTCAAGAAGACGAGTGAGAGCCTCAGCCCCCAATGTCTCCTCCTCCAGCAACGCTGCTGCCAACCGTTTCACCCTAGCAGTGTTCTTCTCAAGTTGGGCCCGCACGATAACCCTCTGCTCGGCGATAATGCGGCGCGCCGCCGTCTCGGCACGTGCGCGCAGTTCGTCGCTACAGTCGCCACACTCGCCGCCACAGAAGAAAAGGCCAAAGTCGTTGTCCATCCCGTATGTCGTGACATACTGGGTCGCAGTCTTTACAGCTTTCTCCAGGTCGTCAGAAGCGCCCGTGGTGATCGTGTCGCAGAAGATCTCCTCGGCCACCCTCCCACCGAGAAGAACGGCTATTTTATCTAGCAATTCTTCGCGCGATCTTAGCTTATTCTCCTTGACCTCGGATTGTGAGAACCCCAAGGCGCCGTTGGTCCTCGGGACAATGGATACCTTTATAGGCGGCGCCGCGCCTTCGCGCAGATACGCTATCACGGCGTGGCCCGCCTCATGGTGAGCCACCGTGTGCTTCTCTGAGTCGGACATCGTATATGTAGTGCTCTCGTCGCCCATACACTTCCGATCTAGGGCGTCCTCCAGGTCCTTCTCGCATGTCTCCTCACGCCCGCGGCGGACGGCAAGAATAGCTGCCTCATTGCAGATGCAGGCAATGTCCGCGCCTGACAAACCGAGGGCGCGTTTTGCCAGCGACGCCGCACATGCTGCACGATCGCCACCAAGCTTGAGCTTCGTGAGATATTGTTCGAATATCTCTTCTCTCTCACATCTCTCTGGCAGGGAAAACTTCAACTTCCTGTCGAAGCGGCCCGCCCGGAGGAACGCCTTGTCCAGGATGTCCAGTCTGTTGGTGGCCACGAGAACCAATATACCCGCCTCGCTGCTGAAACCATCCAGCTCAATCAGGAGGCGGTTCAGCGTACTGTCGCGCTCGGAATTTCCCAACGACAGCGCCCCTCTCGAACGCGCGAGAGCGTCGACCTCATCTATAAAAACAATACAGGGCGCCTTCTTTCGAGCCTTCTTAAAGAGATCGCGCACACGGGCCGCGCCAACGCCGACATAGAGCTCGCTGAAATCAGGGCCTGCCGCAGAAATAAAAGGCACACCGCACTCGCCTGCGATAGCCTTCGCAAGTAGCGTCTTTCCCGTTCCGGGCGGCCCGAAGAACACTGCGCCACGTGGCATTCGGGCGCCGATAGCCGTGTATTTGTCCCTATTCTTGACGAAGTCCACGAGCTCGGCGGCGTCACGCTTGTTCGCCGCCAGGCCCGCGACGTCCGAGAAGCGGACGCACACATCCTCCTCTGTGCTGATGGAGGCGCAGTGCGACCCCGTCAGACGGCGCGCCAGTGCGGACGCAAGCATGAGCAGCACCAGCGACATCAGCGGCCCGAGGGTGGGCCCTGTAGGCACGTGCGGCATCAACCTAGCGGTCGTGACGTTGGATTCGTCTAGTCCATCTCGTATCTGCCATGCGGAGTCAAGACGGTAAACTGTCGCCGTATCGTTCGGCAGCATTACATAAAAGGTGCTTGCGGTGCCGTTCCCCGCCACGAATTCCCTATTGTTGTCGCCCCGTCCCCCCAGGAGCGCGGCTATCCCCATAACAAACAGTACCATAGTGGCGGTGTTGGCCTGCCTCATTGGTTAGTAAGTGTGACGCTCATTTAAATGCATTTGCTTAATCATCTAGGCCTCGATAAGCTCATCCTTGACCTCGACGGTCTGCCCGATCTCTCGCTTGATTGACCCCTTGTTCTTCGCCCTTGCTCCATCCTCGTCGCCGCCCATGACATTATGTATCATCGTGTGCCACTCCATTAACAGTTTCTCGTCCGTCAGGTAGTTAGGATGCTCCTTCTCCCATATTTTTATCTGCTTGATCTGTTTGATAGTGACATCTTCGATCGTTTTGTCCAGTTTAGCATTACCACTGTCCCGCTCCCATTTGTCCTCATCCTTGATATAGAACTGCAGCCGTTTTTTGTCGCTGCAATGGATTGGCCGCTCTGTGGGCTTCATATCCTGGAGTTGCTTTACGAATATATTGCTTATCCCTTTTACGAAGCCGTGATCGCGCGTATACATCAAGTCCTCTAGAGAGACTGTGAGCCGATCGACAAAGTCTGTGATATTCATTGCATGTTTGCACTTTTCGTTCAGGAAGACGTTGATCGAGAGCTTATTGTTGGTGGTGTTACCGACCTTCGGAATCATCCTGTTGAGCGTGTCGTGAAAGTTCGTGTTCGCCTCGGCCTGGGCTTTGATGACGTCCTGCATCATCTGCCGAAGCTGCACCACTTCCTTCTTCAGGGACTCTTTCTCGCCGTCCACTGGTGGAAGAAGGGGTGCCGCGCACTGGCTTACTGTGAGCTCCTCTTCATGTTGGTGGGCCTTGCACTTCTTTTTGTGTTTGCTGAGACCACTCCGATACTTGTATGTACGCCCGCAGACCATACACTGGTGCGCAGTTTTTTTTGTTATCCTCGTGTTATCCATGTTATCCATTTTATGTTTTCTAGTGCGCAAATGGCGTTGGTAGTCGTTTTTGTCACTAGAATGATAGTCGCACTTTTCGCAGTTATATTTCTTCAGTTTTTTTTGCAGTTTTTTCATGCATATAAATGGATAACAAAAAAAACTGCTAAACCGTTTGCCAAGAACGTCGAAAAATAAGCCCCTACATACGTTTCGTATTAAAAAATCGGAAATGGCCTACAGTTATGTAGCAAAATGGAAAATTGGACTCCTCTCAGAATTATTTTTCTTGGGAAAATTGGATTTTGGACATTTTGAAATGTCCAAAATGTCTGTGGGCATATAAGAATGTTTCCTGGCTCCGGCACCGCCCGCCCCCACACTAGACTCATGCAGGTATATGCGAAACGCCACTCCTCTGTGCTTCCCAGCATACATGGTGCGCGCCTGGCGCGAGCGGCAACGATTGCCTCCTACATCATTTCCTGCTCGTCTTGTCCTCGATGCTCTGGAGGAGGCGCTGGTTGTATATGAGCGCCCCTGTTGGCTTGTAGGTAGCCGTATCCTTGTAGACGCCCGCAGCCTTCTTTTTGACGGTCACTGGCGCCTGTGACCTTTTGAGGATGAGGCTGTCCGGCGATACGGCGGCGCTAGCTTCCTTCTGGGGTGGTAATCTGCGCCCCATGCCGTCGATACCGATACCGTAGGCCTTCTTGAAGGATTGTCTTGCCGCCTTTCCTATGTGGTGTCGCCAGGAGATGAAGAGCAGGTTGGGATGCGTGTACTTGACGAAGAAGCCATTCTCCTCCAGTTTTCCGATGATATACGCGACGCATGCTGCAGAATCGTAGAGGGGTGTCCCGATGAGAAACTCAGGCACAAGGAAGAAACAGAATTGGTCGTTGGGTCTTAGGCGTGCTGTCTGTTTGATCTTAAGGTGTGCCCTAGAGAGAATTTTTCGAAAAACCCCTTCCTTAAGCCGCATCACTTCTGTCCGTCTTTTATGCAAGTCGTCGAGGTTGATCCTGTCAGGGATCAGGTCGTAGTCCATCTATCTTCTTTCTAGAAAAAAACTTATTAAAAGCTACGACAGCAGGATCTCCAATGGCCATCAAGAATTTGGTTTTGTCCGGTGGCAACTACAACGGGCTCCACATCTTAGGGGCGCTGCATCATCTAGATACCAAGGGTTTCTACAAGATGGGGGAGGTAGAGAGAATATACGGCGCAAGTGCCGGTGCCCTTATAGGGGCCCTCCTATGTATGCGGCTGGCGTGGGATGATTTGATGAACTATATCGTCAATCGGCCGTGGGAGAAGCTGATCAAACTTCCCGATGATGTGCTCTTTCAGACTCTTGCGAAGAAAGGTTTGCTTGACAAGGGCCTTGTGGCAGGTATCATCGAGTACCTCCTCGGCATGAACGACCTACCCGTGGACGTGAGCCTCGCTGCATTCTTCGAATTCTCAGGTATCGAGCTGAGCATCTCTACCTTGCGTTTATCCGACTTCACGCTTGTAGAGATGACACACAAGACACATCCCGAGGTGACGCTGGTGGATGCGATCTATATGAGCACGACCATCCCCTTCGTCTTCCAGCCGCTGTTTATGGATGGCTCTTACTATGTCGACGGCGGCCTAATCAATAACTTTCCTATCAAGACCTGCATGCTCGAAGGCGGATCGGCGGCGGAGACGTTGGCGCTTAAAGTTAAAACTGAACGCTCCGCTTCCGGGCTGGGCCCTGACTGCAGCATCTTCTACTATGGCTTTTTTCTGCTCGATAAACTCGTTCGAGAAGTGAACTCACATACCGAGGAGGCGCCCAACACGGTCCTGATTCCCTGCCATTCTACCAACTTCAAGGAGGCCTTGGCTGTCTTATCCAGTAGAGAGAAGCGGCAGGAGTACATCGACCGCGGAGCCGAGTACGCGAGGCTATTCCTTGCTTACAGGGAGGGCGTGGCATACGAGTGACCTTAGACGGCTGTGTTGAGGAACTCGGTCATTGTCTTGGCCTCGGGTTTCGCATCATATTCTATCACCTGCGATCCTTTCACCAGGTATATGGTGGGGAAACCATCGATCTTGACGCTGTACTCTTTCTCAAAAGCGCTTACTTCAGCCTCCTGCGTATCGCCGTTAACGGAGATAAAGTCCATAGTTATACCCTTGATGGCCTTTTGATCATATTTCTTCTTCATCTTGTCCCAAACCGGCTGCGCTTTTTTGCAGTAAGGACACCAGTCGACGAAAAAGAAGTACAGACCCGCCTTCTTTACAGCCGCCTCTTCGGGGACGAACTCGCGGTTCGGAACAAAACTCGGCTGCAGCCGGGGAGCAACGTAGGTCGTGTAGACATAGAGTGCAAGGCAGATAAACAGTGCTACTACTACAAGGACGACTAGGAATTTCTTATTCGAGAACAGTTGACCCATGTACTCTTTCGCTGACTGTAGCATATACATTTAGAATAGAATAAGTAAAAATGCTCCTAACGAATACACCTAAAGATGGTAGCAGAGCATATGGAAGGATGTATGTGCGCAATTGTAAAGGCGAGATAGTCGAGTTCCATCCGGAGAAATACCCAACTACGACGCTCCTCTACCAAGCCCTTTGGCAGCTCAAGTACGGGATCGTCCTCGAGCGGCCGCATGCCATGACAGCCCGAAAACTGGCCGCGTTCGCCCAGCATGGCACCTTTAGATAATAATTTTTTCTTTGCCTACTATAATGGTAACGCGCAAAAGACGCAATCGCACATACAGCAAGAGGGACTATGAAAGCAATGATGGCATGATGACGACCATATGGGGACCTCCCTTGTGGCATGTGCTGCATACTATCAGTTTCAACTATCCTGTGCGGCCAACTTGCGAAGACAAACGAAACTTTCGAAACTTCATCCTCGCGCTTGGGAAGATTCTGCCGTGCCGGCACTGCCGCGACAACCTGAAGAAAAACCTGAAGGACCATCCTTTGACGCAGCGCAGCCTCCGGAGCCGTGATGCGTTGTCGCGGTGGATGTACGGCCTGCATGAGCATGTCAACAAGATGCTAGGCAAAACGTCTGGTTTGACATTCTCGGCGGTGAGGGAGAGATACGAGCATTTCAGGTCGAGATGCACAGTCGATAGGACGCGTAAATCTCGGAAACGGAAGAGGGCTGCTGGGAGACGGAGGAGGACAAGACGTCGCCGGCCCAAGGAGAAGGGCTGTGTGGAACCCCTATTCGGAAAGAAATCGAAGTGTGTAATGAAGATTGTGCCGAAAGACAATCGGATGCGTTCGTTTCAAATGGATAAGAGATGTATCAAAAGAAGAGCTTGAGGCCCTAATCCCGTCGGGCTTCCTTCCCCCATAAAGGGTTCGGAAAGAGCCGTCATACGGGCATGGGGTGCTCTACATATGAGAATGAATCTTGGCGAGGACGCGAGCATAGTCCCCAGGCACCGGTTCCCCCCAATAGCGGTGCCTCTCGAAGAGAATTGGTTTCGCTTCGTCCCCGACCGGGTCTAGGATGGAGAAGATCCTGTCCCCAGCGAGACGGACCTCAAACGGCTTCACGCCGCCGACGCTTTCGACGGGCTCTCGTCTAAAGGTGAACGTCTCCCCCAAGTCTGCACGTAGCTGCTCTTCGAACCGTGTGACGAGCTTCGGAAATCAGCTCCGGCAATATCGGACAGCGATGTCAAGTTTCTTCATTCTATAAGGGAAGATGTTGGACTTCCTTTATTAGCCTTTTGTGGCGGAGAATATTATCTGTGAACATAATATTCTACTAAACCTTCCAGATTAGAAGGATGAGAAATCCGTAAGGCGCGGCAGGGGTAGGTTCTGCTCTCCCCCCAGGGCGCCGGCACCGCCCCCGTAGTCGGCGCCACCACCGCTCCCACCGAACGGCCCGCTCTGCTTATAGCCCCCAAGGCCGTCGTAGCCGCCGCCCGCATGGCCATCTGCGCTTGGAACATAGGCCCCGACGGCGCGGGAGCCGTAGTTTGGCACCTTCTCACATTTGAACGCCGGCTCGGGACAGCGTGGGCACGACGGGCACGGCGGGCACGGCTTCTCCCGCGGGCAGGCTGTAGACTCTGGGCATCGAGGGCACACAGGCGGTACTATCTCAGACTTGAGAATGTAGCGGTCGTCCTTTGCCTTTTCCGCTTCGTCGGCCGCCTTTTGTCTAGCGCGGCGCCTCCTTTCACGTTCCCCGCGGCGCCTGTGGTGTCTCCAGCGCCTCTCCTCTTCGTCACGCCGCCGGTGGCGCCACCGGTCGCCGTAGTGCTTGTGGTAATGCTCAGGCGTCCAACTGTCCTTGTCGCCGCCCGTTCACCCGTGCCTGTGGTAATGCTCAGGTGTCCAACTGTCCTTGTCGCCGCCCGTCCACCCGTGCCTGTGGTAATGCTCAGGTGTCCAACTGTCCTTGTCGCCGCCCGTCCACCCGTGCTTGTGGTAATGCTCAGGTGTCCAACTGTCGCTGTCGCCGCCTGCCCAGTCGTGATGCCGCCAAGAGTCAACGTAGTTTGAACTCCTTCCCGGGTTCCACCGGTCGTCGTCGTCGTCGTGGTCCTCACGCCATCTTCGCTCGCCTTGACGCCTCCAGTGTCTCCGACGTCGCCAGCGGTCATCGCCTTCCCAACCATCGTCGCGCGGGATATCCATCGGCGGGCGAATGGACCCACCGGCCCAACTGTCGGGGTTGCCGCCTGCATAACCAAGGCCGAGTGCCCCAGCCCCCTGGCCAATCAGTGCGCCAACGTCGGCCACACCCTCCCCGATCGCGTCCCCTACACCCGATATCCCCCCGCCCACGTCGCGCCCGATATCCCTCATGCTCTCGCCCACATTGAATCCCTCCTTCTTAGATGCCAAATTCGAGAAGACAGCTATTGCTAACAATACAAAAAATACCTGTTCCGCAGTCGGCTTCATTATATAATGTTTCTAGAGAAAATATTTACTAAAACATAGGTATAATGGCAGAGGACGGTTGGACAGCTGAGATAGAACAGCTCCTGATCATATGGGCGGAGAAGGCGTCTGGCTACGCCTGGCTACACAACCGCAGTATCGAACATTTTAGGAAGATGAACCTTTACGTGGCGGTGCCCGCAGCTGTTTTCGCGTACGTGGCTGGCGGATCCGCGCTGCTTGTCTGGGATATAGCGCCTTGTGAGGACGCGGCGGGCATGTTCTGGGGACGACTGCTAACGGGGGTGGCAGGGATCTTGGCAGGGACACTAACCAGCTTCCAAGAAGTATTCACATTCAAAGAGAAGGCGGCCAGACATCATGTGGCGTCTCTGCGGTTTCTGTCGTTCTTCCGCGATATCAACTGCGAGCTCAGCGTTACCGGCGATCTTCGCCGTGAAAGTCTCGACTATGTGACAGTAAAAAGGCTCCAATTCGACCGGCTTTTGGAGCAGTCACCAGATATCCCGTCTAGCGTCATCGCAGCGTTCAACAAAAAGTTCAAGCATCTCCGTGTGCACAAACCTGACGCCGTCGCCGGCCTCCAGACGATCGTGCCTCTAGGCCGGCGTCGCCGCTTCTCTCCGGGGCACGTCATAGGGCGTGTACCCCAGACCCGCTGGGCCACCCTTCGCCGCGTGTTTTCGGCCTGGAGAGCCTGCCGGTGCTTTAGCTGGAGCGTGCCGTCTGAGCAAGAGGATGACGACGACAGCCTCGTCGAACTGGACACCCTCGGGCCTCGGCCCGCTCACCCCGTCCCCGACCGCTCGCCTACACGGCCGGAGAATGTAAAGATAGCGCATGACCCTCTTGCATGCGACTTCGAATGCATTATTAAGGAATAATTCTCTCCGCATACTCTATAGATGCCAGCCCAGACACATGGAAGGGTCTACAACGGATTCAACATCTACGCCCGCAATGTGCGATACGGGGCTAGCCGTTGTCCAACCACCAACGGCCAGAGGAAAAAGGGGATTCCCTGCGGCGGCCAGCCAGCAGTCTGCTGCGGTAGCCCAATACAGCCGACGAAGCAGATTCTTGCCAAATGCGGACGGACCGCATGTCGGACGTGCTGTAGCGGCAAGGGCTCGAGGAAGTTTGCCTCTACGACCATAGTGGGAAGATCGTGGGGCGCAAAGCGGGCCATCGCACGGCGTGTTGCCGGTTGCAGGCCGAAGACGTGCAGGGCCAGCAGGAATAATCTCATCACGGCCTGCAAGAGCACAACAGAGTGCACAAACTCCGCCGAGACTGCACCGTGTGAGCTCGCCTGCTGCTGCCTCATGCCCACTCAGACCATCACGCAGCCTGTCACCGCCTGTAACGGGGTCTGCACCACTAGGCGTCGGACCCTTAAGACGTGGGGTGGTGCACTCTCGCGGAAGGGTCAGGGGGTCGGGACGGGGATGACACCCTCCACACCCATTTACTACCGCGTTCAGAAGCCTTTTTAGGGCGCTACCTTTTTTTCTAGTGCTATAGTATAATATGGTAAAGTACTACGGAAGAGCTCGTCAACGTATTGGCTCCGTGAACACCGACCAGCCGGGACTTAAGCAGGCTGGCTGCCCCTCCAACATAGGCAGGCAAGGGGTCAGGACGCGCTACGTCGGCAGGCGCGTCAACTGCGTCCTCCGGACGTGCGGCTGGCGCCCGCGTCACGGCGTCGGGTCGAATAAGCTGCCCTATGCGCCGGGGAGTTTCAACTCGCTGCTGCTGAGCACCGCTCAGGCGAACCAGGCTGAGTATGGTGGCCAGGCCGCTGCACGCTGGACCGGGCCGCTGCCGTGCAACAAGAAGCAGCCCGCCTCCCGCCAGATGGCTGGTGGCGTCCCGTTCCACTTTTCGCCCAGGACTGGGCTCTGGAGTTCCCCGGGGAACCCGAACTAAACCTTTAACCGGTATAAATGCAACATTTGCACTTATACTAGCCAATGAGCCTGGAGAGATACTATATGGAAGGTATCCTTGAGGCAGGTGTCGATGAGGCAGGGCGTGGCCCTTTATTCGGCCGTGTCTATGTAGGCGCTGCCATCTTACCACAGGACAATGCCTTCGACCACAGTCTGATGAGAGACAGCAAGCGTTTGTCTGAGAGAAAGCGTCTGATTGCTTACGATTACATCCGCGACTATGCTGTGGACTACCATGTTCATTTCATCGAAGCGGATGAGATCGACAGGATTAATATATACAACGCCACTTTAGCGGGCATGCATGGTGCCCTCGACGGCTTATTGGTGACACCTGGACATATCCTTGTCGACGGGTGTGCCTTTCGTGTTTATGCAAAGAACCGGCGTGTCATACCCCACCTCTGCGTCGAAGGTGGAGACGACAAGTACACGCCAATAGCCGCCGCATCCATTCTGGCCAAAGTCGCGCGTGACAAGTACATTGAGGCGTTGTGCGACGAGTACGGCAACTTGGACGATTTCTACGGTATCCGGCGCAACAAAGGCTATGGGACAGCACGGCATATGGAGGGGATTCGTGAGCATGGCCTGACGCCATGGCACCGAAGGACCTTCGGGATATGCAAGACATACTGAGCACGGAAAAAATCTGGGCTTATAGCATATGCTACCGATAAAAGGGCTTGTTCAAGGCGGCGAAGGAACGCTATACTTTCTCTACTCGCAGCTGTTTGGTGTATTTTTCTTCGCGCTCGCTTACTGGACCATCGCTGCGCGCGCACCCGGTAAGCACTTCAAGGGACTGGGAATGTTCCCCCGTTTCTTTGATTTCCTCTACTTCAGCATGGTGACACAGACGACCGTCGGGTACGGCGATATCGTCCCCATAAGCCGGTTCGCCCGTGGGGTTGCGATGGTCCAACTCCTCCTCGTTTACGCGGGCCTCGGCCTTTCGGCCGCATCCCTGCTTGGGTTCTTCAGGACGGGTAACGTGAAGAGCCTGCACAAGCCCGTGGCCAGCAAGAAAGCGCAAGCTCCTGTCGGGGCACTAAATTGATGTCTGCCCATTACTTTATTCTATCAAGCAAAAGAAATATGATTGTCCTCGTGCTGGATGTGGAGACGACTGGACTACCGGAAGACCGGAACGCGAACCTAACTGACTCAGGGCGGTGGCCCTACGTTGTTCAGCTGAGCTGGCTTCTCTTCGACCTAAGTCAGAACGAGCTACTATCGTGCAATGACCACCTCATCCGCCTCCCAGAGGGGAAAAGTGTCCCCCCGGAAAGTACGGCTATACATGGCATTAGCACCGAGAGAATGAGGAACGACGGGAAAGATATATATCCCATCCTGACTGCTCTGGCAGAGGATATGAAACTATGTACCTATATTGTGGCTCACAATATAGATTTCGATAAAACGATGATCCGCGTGGAGTCGCTGCGGAGCGGCCTGCCTGATATGTTCGCCGAGGGGCTCAAGCTACAATTCTGCACGATGAAGTACGGCGAACCGTTGTGCGGACTGACGATGGTGAGTAAGAGGAACGGTCGGACAATCTCCAAGTTTCCGCGACTCTCGGAGCTGCATAACGAACTATTTGGCAAAGCGCCGGAGAACTTGCACGATTCTCTTATAGATGTTCTCGTTTGCTTTCGTTGCTTCTGCAAGATGACACTAGGTGTGGACCCTGTGGACATAAACGAAAAATTCCGAACAAAATGGGCGGCATCGGTAAATCGCCTATGAGCCACAGGCAATGCATTCTGGCGGTTCCTTATCTTGTTTTTGTTTGGGCGGAACGGTGAACTGCTGCGGTGCTGCTTTGGCCCGCGTTCGGAGGTAGTACAACCCGGTCTTGAGTCCAGCCTCCCAGCCAAAAAAGTGCATAGCCGTTAGTTTATTGTAGCTTGGCCGGGCCATCCACAAGTTGAGGCTCTGGCTTTGGCAAACGAAAGCGCCACGGTCGCGCGCCATCTCTAGGAGGTGCTTCATAGGGATCTCCCATACAGTTTTGTACTTATCCCTGAGCGCTTGCGGGAGCTGTTCCAGTTGTTGGACTGAACCCCCATTCGCGACGATGCTGTTTTTGACGCTCTCATTCCACAGGCCTGCAGTAATAAGCTCCTTGAACAGATGCCTGTTGATGACGACGTACTCGCCAGCTATAGTCCTGCGCACATAAATGTTGCTGGTGAAGGGCTCGATGCACTCATTGTTCCCCAAGATTTGACTAGTTGAGGCCGTCGGCATAGGTGCCACGAGGAGGGAATTCCTGAGACCCGTGCAACGTATCTTTCTCCGCAGCAGGGGCCAGTTGTATCGCTCGCTAGGCTCGACACCCCACAGGTCGAACTGCAAAAGCCCCTTGTCAGCCGGCGAACCGCAAAAGCTGCTATAGGAGCCTGCCAGGTGTGGGGGGAGGTTCAGAATCTCGGCTCGCACTGGTCGACACGCGCTCAGGCAGCTATGCACGCGATCTCGGCCACTGCAGGATTCCTCGAACTCGGAGGGAGTGAGAGATCGTGCCCCTGGCTTACGCGGGTCTCCCGAAGCAACGGAGGCCGAGCGGGCCGCCGGACCGGGAGCGCAAAACCGCCACACCTCCTTGTGGGTGCGCTGAAGCTCGGCCATGAGCGGATTTCGACAGCAAGCTATCTCGTTGCTCCTCTCAAGGGCCGCGTGATATATGGTCTCGAAAATATCCGTATTCACCCTCTTGGCCTCATCGCTATGGAAGGCCACACCCATAATCGCAAAGGCGTCGGCGAGCCCTTGCACGCCTAGGCCAACGGGGCGGTGGAGAAGATTTGACCTTCGCGTTTTATCTGTCGGATAAAAATTGGCATCGATGACTTTGTTTAAGTTGGACACCATCACCTTGACGACAGCGTGTAACCCCGCATGGTCGAAGGTGCCGTCGTCCCGCGCAAACTTTGAGAGCGCGACACTAGCCAAATTGCATACCGCGGTCTGGTCCTTGTCGCTGTACTCGACGATCTCAGTGCAGAGATTGGAACTCTTGATCGTTCCAAGGTTCATCTGGTTGGATTTCCGGTTGCACGCATCCTTGTAGAGCATATAGGGCGTGCCCGTCTCTATCTGGCTGTCGAGTATCCGGAACCACAACTGGCGCGCCTCGACGGTCTTAATACCACGTCCTTCCGTTTCGTAGCCTTCGTAGAGGCGATCAAACTCAGCGCCATATACGTCGCTCAGTCCGGGGCACTGATCAGGGCACATCAGCGTCCACTGCCCGCCCTGCTTAACACGTCTCATAAAAAGGTCAGGAATCCAGAGGGCATAGAACAGATCGCGTGCCCGAGCATTCTCGTCGCCGTGGTTCTTTTTCATCTCGAGGAACTGCTCGATGTCCCCGTGCCACGGCTCGATGTAGACAGCGAAGCTCCCGTTGCGTTTGCCACCCCCCTGGTCGACGTAGCGCGCTGTGTCGTTAAAGACACGCAGCATGGGCGTTATTCCATTACTCGTGCCGTTTGTACCCCTGATATGGCTCCCCTGTGCACGGATGTTGTGGATATGGAGCCCGATGCCCCCGGCCCACTTCGAGATCTTGGCGCAGTCCGTCAGCGTGCTGTATATTCCGTCTATACTGTCGTCTTCCATGGCTATAAGGTAACAAGAGCTTAGTTGCGGTCTCGGTGTCCCGGCATTGAAAAGTGTGGGGGTGGCGTGCGTGAAGAGAAGGCGACTCATATAGTCATATGTCTCTTTGACGGCGGCCATATCGTCGCCATGTATGGCCAGTGCAACACGCATCCACATATGTTGAGGCCTCTCGACGATAGTGTCGCCGATACGCATCAAGTAGGCACGCTCCAGCGTCTTAAACCCAAAGTAGTCGAGGTCAAAATCGCGGTCATAGTCGATCATTGCCTCAATCGTCTCGTGCTTTTCTGAGGCCAGGTGATAGAGTGCATTGTCCACAAGCGGATGCCCAACGCCGTGGACGTCTTTGAACCCGTATAGGGCATCGACGGCGGCCTGGAATGTGGACGGCGTCCGTTTGTGGTGGTTGGACACCAGTATCCTGCTTGCCAGCACTCCGTAGTCCGGGTGTGTGGTGATTAGGGACGCGCACTGCTGCGACATCAGCTCGTCGATCTGGTCCGTACGGATATTGTCGTGGAGGCGCGCAATGATCTTCTGGACGAGGGCGCCACAGTTTACGCTGAGGCCAGGCTGGACCAGGGCGCGCACACGGCCCAATATCTTGTCGAAAGAGAATGGCTCCCGTTTTCCATTCCTCTTAATCACACAGTCTTCACTCATCGGTATTAGTATAATGGCCATTCGTTCTAAATCGTTGGCGATGAATGTTATGGTCCGAGGGATAAATAAAATGTGTTTATTATCTATAGGATGAAGAAGGGATCTGCTCTCAACTGCATACTTTTTGGGATGGGCATTTTAGGAATCCTGACTATATTGGGCGGCTATAAAGAGACATTCTTGTCTCCTGGCGCGTATCCCATCTCGGATACGAAGGGTCTCTTAGTCGGCGACTACCCGGAACAGAAAAGGCCGGGCGTCTCGAACTGGGGAGCAGCTCAAGCATGGCCCTTGTATCCCGTATACGAGGTGGGCTCTTATGCCCAGACTACGAATAACAAGCGCTATTGGCCCACACCTTGCAACGGCTGGGCGACGCCGTCCGAGATGTGCGGTGGTCTCTACGGCCGGAAGAAGATAGATGTGCCGCGGGTTCGTGCCCCCGACAAAGGTTGTCCGAGAGTGAACTTCTATTGCACCAAGTGAGGCTAGCTGACCTCGAAAGACTCTGTTCTTACTTTTATCACAACATTGCCCTGTGGTGGTTCCTGTGATTCGACCGGCGCGCGCCTCCTCCTCTGCCTCTTAGGTCGACGGTGTTCGTAGCCAGTATCCCGTTCCTTAAGAACTATATCCCACAGCTCTTTGAGCTCGGGAAAGATACATTCCATCCATGGCGCATTGTAGGGCACGAGCACACAAGAGAGTTTGTCGAGATGCCAGTAGCTGTTCTGAACCCATGTCAGTTCTGGCGAACTGTCTATCACGTTTCCCAGCCACTGTTCGAATTGCTTCTCCTGGAGTCCGAGAGGTGGGTATTTGTATACAGGGGATGCACGCGCGCTGAAACATGCGATTATCCCCTTACGCTTCCCGCCGGCAGTGCGCGTGAAGGTACCGTCCTTCCGAAACTCATCCTCCGTTGCATACTCCTTGAAGGATGTCTCCAAGAAGTCACACTCATGGAGCTGCAGGACGTGCATTTGCATCTGCATCTGCACCCAGTATTCCTTCTTGGGGCAGCCAGTGATTTCTCTGCTGACGGGGTTCTTTATCTCCAGGAGGCGCCCAAAGCGTGGGTTTTCACGACGTGTGTTAATCCCGTCCGGCGAAGCCGCCAAGAAAGGGCATTCCGCGTCAGGTATGCAGCCGAACTCTTCGACCACAGTGTTGTAGGTGTCCTCATATATAGCCTTCGACAAATCCTCATACTTCTGCCCGTGGTGTGTCGCCGACCCGATATTTACTCGCGAATACTTCCGTTTGTCAATGGGCTGACATTTGGAGAGAATGAGTTGGTTCTTACTGCTCTGTGTGTCAAGTGCTTTCCACGCCGAGCTGGCCGTAAGGCGGTTCCACCTGAACTCGAACCACTCTGACGTTTTCTGTGCGGGCTGGGGGGTTTCCCTAAGAGCCTTTATCTGTCGTCCGATTTCCCTTTTGCTTCTCCGTGAGGCTATGTCAGTAGTATCTGTCGAGCGCGGCAGGCCGACGAGCGACGTGTATATATAGATTCCTTCGGAGATGAAGTCGTCAATATTTATGTCCTTGAAAGTTTCGAATGCATGCTCATAGAGGATGGCGAGAGGCCCTCTAGTGTGCTCGGCGATACGTGCTTCGAAGTCTGAGTGCATATACTCCCGGACATTGCTTCCGACGAAGTCGGCTATGATAAGTTGGATGCTTTCACGCAGCTCTTCAAGGTCCTTCTCTTCGTAGCGCGGCGGAGGCTGGAGGGTATCGCTGAGGTCATGTAACGGAGGAAGGTCGCCCAGGCATAAGCCAGACATGCTATCTAAGTCTGTTCGCCTACTTCTAAATGAATATCAATTTTAGCTTTTCGCCCATCCCGGCCGCGGCGCGGCGCTAGCCCCTTTAACGTCGAATTCTTTTTATCTGTCCGCTTCAGTGTGAACTTGCTTTTAAGCTTGCTAAAGGTGAGGCCAGGGATGTCCTTTATCCTCCGAGCGACCTTGTCGTAGACGACATCTTTGACGCGATTCAGTTTCTTCCTTCCGAGGCTACGGTGGAGGTATTGACGCAGTTCCTCTTTCCTTTTCTGGGTGAGGCCGTGCTCCTCGGCGTAGCGGCCCGCATATTCAGCCAGCTTGCGCGTCTTCGCTGCCTTCCCAAGTTTGCTCCACGGCCGCCCCTTATTGGTTTCTTTCTCCTTTTCTAGGATCATATCGATATTGACCGAGTCAACTTGCGTGGATACAAGGTTAGATTTCCCACTTAAAAGCATTGTCTGATATTTTATGTTTTTCAACTCAAGACATTCTTCGTTAGCCATTGTACAGACATGTCACCACGAGTCTATGTAGTTTAGTCTTCTATGATAATCACTATGTATTATAGATATGGACAGGACCATCGTTATCCGAGAGAAGACCACGAAACGCGCCGCCGCGCTCCGTCTCGAGTATAAAGAGAATCTAGACGAGGAGGAAAAGCAGGTGGCGTTGGTCAACCAGCTTTACCTGGGCTGCCCTATGGCAGGCGGCGCTGAGTTGGCAGGTGAGATCCGCGGCAAGATAGGTGGCTATCGGTCTCAGGACAAACGGAAGTCGCTATTCTCCGCTTCCGATTTCGTGACCTATGAGCAAGTTCTGGAAAAGTTGGTGCTCTCAAAGCTACGCTGTCACTACTGCAAGGCGTGTATGCTTCTCCTATACAGCGACCGCCGTGACGCCCGGCAGTGGACGCTGGACAGAATCGACAACGCTGTGGGGCACAGCTCATCAAACACCGTAATCGCCTGCCTAGGCTGCAATTTGCAGCGGCGTTGCACCGATGATAAGAAGTTCTTATTCACAAAGAGAATGAGGATTATAAAGAAAAATTAAATGTGGGATTCTCTATAATGGAAGAGGACTTGGGCGCGCTGTGCCATTGGAAATGGAGAAGCAATGATGGCCGCAGGGCCCAGAGGTCGAAAAGGGAGGTCGTCGCCCCTGCAGATAAGGTGCCCCCAGACGGGGAAAGGGTCGCGCCCAGTGAGAGGAGCGTGAAGGTGCAGAGCAGCGCGATTCTGCCACCAGCGGAGGTGGACTGCGACCGTCTCTCGGACACGGTTCCGCGCGACGGCGTCTCAGACCGTAGGCAGGTGTGCAACGAGCGGATATCCTTAAGACCTATGGTCATCAGGACAGCAATGAACCCGTACCTGTTAGGGCGCGACTACCTCCGCGATCTCCAGGTCCAGGACACGTTCCTCAGACCAAGAGATAGCAATATAAAAGAGGAGGGATAAGTATTTAAAGTCGCCGACGTGATTAAGGCTATATGTCTAGGTATGCTACACAGAATGATCTGGTTCTCAGGAACCTCATAAAGTTCTACAAGAAGGATGGTAACCTCGAGAAGATTCTTCCGATCATTAACGGCGAGGATCCAATGTCTCTGAGACTGATTGATTGGTTCGTCACGAACTATAGCAAGAAGCACTTCGTAGTCTATGAGGCCGAGACGCGGAGCACGAAACGGCGCTTCAAGGTATATGAGAGCTATAAGCTCAATCTCAAAGCCTACTCGAAGAAGAGATTCGATCCATTCTGCCGTTGGGAGCGCATCGCTATCCCCTACGGCGACGGCACGTGCATCCAGACCACCATCGGCCAGTTAAATTTCTTCCGGTGGGGCCTCGAGAACGGGATTCTGGGCTACATCCGCAGAAACTTCGACGCTATCGAGAGAGATATGAACTGCCGGAACAGTACTGCCAAGTACAGGAGAGATAAAGGCAAAAAGTCCCAAACCAGGAAGAGGCGACAAGAGCTCTCGGTGTCGGCTACAAAGAGTATCAAGAAGGAAGAGGTCCGTATTACTGTGAAGTTCGACTAAAAGCCGCGTGCGCAGATTAAATGCATAATCTCAAGTCTGCATTTAATAATAGAGATAAGTTTCGCTAGATTAATTATGCTCAAATGGCTGATGGGAAACCAAGAACCGGCGCGGAAGGTCGGTTTCGAAGATATGCAGAGTGCAGTAGTCGGGGGCACGCATACCATAATTAGCACCTTACCGGCCGATCAACAAGGGTGCCTGATACCCGGGACCGTGCAGGTCAGTCGTGAAACGGAAGTCGTAAATGGACTTATCGGCTCCGGCACGGCGAACATAGTGGTGTATGGGCGGAATGCGAATGATGACAGCGTCTTTAGGAAGTATGAACAGCTGCTCGCACTCGGCTTTCAGAGCGTCTATGTTTACCCAGGCGGCCTGTTCGAGTGGCTATTGTTACAGGACGTCTACGGGAAGGAGTCCTTCCCGACCACAACCGAGGAGCTGGACATTCTTAAGTTCCGCCCTGCCCGCCGCCTCCAGACTCGGCCAGCTCTGTGCGCCCGCGGCTAGCAGAACGACGCATTGTGAAGTGCCACGAAGCCCTTAACAGGCGAATTGTTCTGGCACCAGAAGCCTTTCGTCTGCTTCACGAACTCGACGACACGTTGCTCCCAGTCGCAAGGAAGCTGTGGTTCAAACTCCCTGTTTCCATCCAGTACAAGGACACGCTCCGACTGGGCGATCCAGCGCTCGTGATAGGCGTGGCACCTCTCCGAATAGATGCGACTAATATTCTCCCCCGGACGTGCCCTTTTGCGGATACGCCCGAGACATGTCTCGGGCGTGGTCTTCAGGTAAATAATTCCTGCGAGCTTCAGCCCTACAGTGAAGCTGTCAAACCAGTCGAGGTAAACTTTGTAGTTTACCTCTTCTATTTTGGAGTCGTCGTACAACATCTTGGCAAACACGTGCCTATCTGTATATACGGAGCGCTCAGTGATAATGATTGCCCCCGGATTCTGCTGGACCGCTCTCCGCAGTTGAGATATCCGGGACACGAAAGCCATCATCTGGAAGGGGAAAGCATATCGCTCTTGGTTCTTGTAGAACTTCTCAAGCATAGTCACTCCGTTAGCGTCTTTCACACGCCTCCATTCCTCAACTGGCTCTTGCAAATACACAATATTGTAGCGGCGGCCTATACCTTTGATCCCCTCCTTGAGGAGGTTCACGAGCACCGTCTTCCCTGACCCAACATTGCCGTCCACGCAAAATACGAGCGCATCCTGATTAGCTGCCATTGCTACGGGAACTTTGTCCAGTTGCCTCTAAGCCCGATTCGAGGAGCCACAGGCTTCCGTAGCATATAGTAAATTGACTGAGAGGGTTCTCATCTCTCTAACGACAAAGGAAAAAAGGATGGATTTACGACAAGTGAAACTCACTGCCGAAGAATGGGACGCCCTAGAGGTCCCTGTACCGGGTGAAGAGCTTGAAATCCTAAAGCTGGTGAACTCTGGCTATGAGAACGTTAACGAAAGGCACAACAAAACTCTCAGTCTTGCGGGTTTCATGCGGCTCACTGGCGACCTCGGATTATATCACGACCACTTTTACACTATGTATTTTCGAAAGCCGCTAGAGGCCCTTGCGGGGCGACGTGGGTGTCCTCCACCGCCGGTTGTCAAGCCCAAGGGGAAGAAAAAGCGGAAGTTGAAGAAGGCAACCTTAATCCGCATCGCCAATTCGGACAAAAAGCTGGTGAAGATGAAGGACACTATATTTGAGTTCACACTCATAGCTCATCTCAAGGCCTTCTTGAAGGAAGGCATGCGCGGGCACCGCTCGAACTACCACTTCTACACCCTTGTCCAGCTCCTTCAATACCATGTTGCAGAGGTTAACAGCCATATAAAGCTGTATATGTCCGCTGTGACGAAGCACTTTGCACCTAGGTTGGATAAGGCGGAGCTCATCGGGAACTCTTACGAATTTATGGAGAGAAACCGTGACCTTGCGCGCCACAAGGACATCCAGCTGTACGGGCATCAGAAGGAGCTTTTCACCATCTGCAAGGGCGCAGGCCCCAAACTAGTGCTCTACCAGGCGCCGACAGGTACAGGGAAGACGGTATCTCCGGTCGGCTTAGTGAAAGGGCACCGACTGATATTCGTCTGCGCCGCCAAGCATGTCGGAATGCAGCTGGCCAAGGCTTGCATATCGCTGCATATTAAGATCGCCGTAGCTTTCGGTTGCAGTGACCCAGGCGGTATCAGACTGCACTACTTCGCAGCCAAGGACTATCAGAGAAATCGGCGAACAGGGGGGATCTTCCGGGTAGACAACAGCGTGGGTGACGACGTCGAGATCGTAATCTCGGATATCCAATCATACCTGCCAGCAATGCGCTATATGCTCGCCTTCAACGCGCCTGAGCGGCTCATCTGGTACTGGGATGAACCAACCATTACACTGGACTACCAGAGTCACCCGTACCATGACATACTCAGGCGCAACTGGGCGGAGAATGAGATCCCTAACGTCATCCTTTCCTCCGCGACCCTCCCGTCACGCGAGGAAATTACGCCGTGCATACTAAGCTTCGCGGGCAGCTTCCCCGGCGCAGATATCCACAGCATCGTCAGTCACGACTGCTCGAAGACAATTCCCATCATAGACACGCAGGGATTCGTGGTGCTCCCGCATCTCGTCTATGCAGACTATGAGAGGCTCTGTGAATCGCTCGACCACATTGACCAATATCAGACGCTGCTGCGGCACTTCGATCTCGGCGAGATCACCCGTTTGATAGGTTATCTCAACGCAGAAAACCGGTTGCCGGAAAGATACAGAGTCGACAACTACTTTGACAATGTGAGGGACATTACTGCGGTGAACGTGAAACGGTACTACCTAAAGCTGCTTAGAGGGTTGCGAAAGAGCTACAAGGATGTGTTTGAGCATTTTCGCGAAACGCGTCGACCGTATCATGCGTCAAACATCTACGTGGCGACCAAGGACGCACACACTCTCACTGGTGGCCCTACGATATTCCTCGTGGACAACACCAAGACGGTGGCCAAGTTCTGCTTCCGAACGGCCAAGATTCCCAAGGACACCTTGGCCAAGATATTGAAGGATATTCACTTCAACGATAAACTGCGGGCCATGATCGCTTCGCTAGAGCACGATCTCGTCAAGAATCAGGACGACGAAGCACAAGGTGATCGGCGTAAGGGCTCGGCGAGGTCGGGCAAGCCCGAGAGGAGCAAGAAGGAGCAGAGTCGCGACCCGCGCTTGGTCGAGATAAGGATGCGACTCGAAAGCCGCCGAGCGGCCGTCAGGAAGATCCAATTAGAAGGGCGTTATATCCCGAACAGCCGGGAGCACAAGCGAGTATGGGGCCATGAGGAGGCAAAGGAAGCGTTCGCCTCCTCGATCGATGACGGTACCATCGAGAAGATCATGCTGCTGGACGTGGACCCTATGTGGAAGATATTGCTGATGATGGGAATCGGCGTATTCGCGGACCACGAATGCGTCGACTATACAGCAATTATGAGGGGGCTAGCCCAGTCGCAGAAGCTTTATCTTATCATTGCATCCACCGACTATATATACGGGACCAACTACCAGTTCTGTCACGGATACGTAGGGAAGGACTTGGGGGACCTAACGCAAGAAAAAACAATCCAGGCCTTCGGGCGCGTGGGGAGGTCTAGTGCTCAGCATAACTATAGCTTGCGCCTCCGAAACGACTCCTTGATCGATCGTATACTCTTGCGTGAGCCCCAGAAGCTTGAGGCAGATAATATGAATCGCATATTCGGGTGTTCTTAGTTGCCTCCGCGTAAACGCAATACCAGATGGAGAGTTGCTTCCTTCTGGATATTGTAGTCGGACAGTGTGCGGCCATCCTCGAGCTGCTTTCCAGCGAAGATCAAACGCTGTTGGTCAGGGGGAATACCCTCTTTGTCCTGGATCTTGGTCTTCACGTTCTCAATCGTGTCGCTAGGCTCGACGTCAAGGGTGATCGTTTTGCCTGTGAGAGTTTTGACAAAAATCTGCATCTATAGGATACAGATATTTTTTTTTTTAAGTATCTTCTACTCAGTCTATTCCATTACAAGTGGCACAAGGCCGTTTTGTAAACTCCACTTTGCCACCGCAGTCAGCTTGGCGAGGCCGATGTATCCCTGCCCCGGACGCGCATGCCGATCTTTACGCTGCCCGCACGGCTCGGCAGAGTCATTGAAGTGAATGAGCGCGATCGTGCCCGGAAAGTCTGCTTCCCAGTTTGCAATAAACTCGAGAGGGTCATGGCCAGCGGCGAACACATGGCACGTATCGATGCAGATCCGGATCTTCTCTCTTTCTTCGTCGCTGAAGGCTGAGTAAAAGTCCCGGAGTTGCTCGTACTCATGGCACAATTCGGTTCCTTGCCCGGCCGACGTCTCAAGGAGAAGCGGACAGCTCTTATCAATATAAGGCAACATCGCGCGCATATTTGCATACATGTTCTCTAGGGCCTCCGTTGGCTCCAGTTTGAGCGATTTTCCGCAGTGGACAACTACTCCTTTGAAGCCCGCGAGCACACCCGCTTCGAGCTCCCACTTGAGGCAGTCGAACGCCTTTTCCTGAAAGGCTGTGGGTGCAATTCCCATGTTTATGAGGTAGATTGAGTGTATGAAGACCTTTAGGTCTGCTGCCTCCAGATAGGATTTTGTCTGTGCGAGGTCGAACGTGTCGACCTTCGGCCGGCGCCAGAACTGCGCAGCACCGCTAAATATTTGGCTAGGGCGGCCGGCGTTTCGTCGAATTTCGTAGAAGGCGCGCAGTGACTGCAAGAATTTTCCCGATTTCGGGATATGCGTCCCAATCCGCAGTTTGTTGCGTATCTCATTCTTCTGTTTCTGATTCATTTTTTTGTTTCTTTTCTGCCCAGACCGGCAGATGAGAACTTGCCTCAATTTTCTGGGCCTAGTGTATGAAGACTCTCCTCGCGGATGCCCTCTATGTACTACATATCCTCCTCTTTGTCCCTGTTTTCCTTGCTTTTTTTTATAAAAGCGGCCCGTGGCTCAAGTACAACGTAGTCCTGATACCCTTGATCATGATGGATTGGCACGACCACGACCGCCAGTGCTCCCTTACGGCCTTGGAGGCGAAGCTTCGCGGGACTTGGCGGCCCGGGACGGCAGAGGAAGAGGGTGCGCCTGCTTTCTTTGCACCCGCCCTTAACCGGGTCCTGAAGCCGTTCGGCGTCCAGGTTAGTCGGCAGCGCGCCGGCGATATAAACGCTGTGCTGTTTTTGAGCGCACTTTTCGTTAGCTTCGTGAGGTATGTCCAATATGAGAAGCTGTCTTTGGTGCCAAAGACAGCGGCCGAAAAAGCGTACATTGCTGGCATCTTGCTGCTTACAGGAATCTATCTAACCCATCACCGATGGCCTCTTCTGCGCAGGAAGCCGTTGGTGTGGGCGTGATGCGGAGGTCTGGGTCGATAGCCGTCGTGGTTGTGGATATTTGCCCTGAGGACCACGTCCGAGGTCCGTTTGCTTTCTGGAGCCTCTTGGCTAGGCGCCCAGGTTTGCACCTGACCATGACCACCACCACCACCGCCCGCGCCGCCCGCGACGACCGCGCCAGGCGCGGTTCCGCCCGCCACCACCGGGAAAATGTAGGCGTCGGGGCCGAGTCTCGGCGCGGGTCCACGATCTTCGGCCGCGATTCGGCGCGCGTGTCCTTGGCTCCAGCCTGGGTGAAGGTGTCCTTCTCCTTCTCGTCGCTCGACCTGCTGCCCGGGCACCGCGACAGTGGCACCAGTCTCCGCCATCACACGCCTGACGGCGGGCGTGCCTCCCGCAGCTGGCCCTAAATAGGCAACGTTCTGAGCAGGCGCGTGGGCCACAGCCGCCCGGTGGCTCCCGGCATGGGCCACATGGGGGGCCATATGGTGCGCGAGCGGGAGCTGGTCGTGCAGCCGCGCGGCCGCGGGGAACTCGAGACGAAGCATTATAAGAAGAGTGGCCGCTGCCACAACGCTGAACAGTAATTTCGAATGAGCAGTCATGTTTAATATAGCCAGAGATTTTATAGCCGCCTAAAAGCGCCCCGCCGTCGGTCAGGAGCCGCCGCCGCGCCCGCCGCCGCGTCCACCGCCGCGTCCGCCGCCGCCTCCACCGCCGCGTCCACCGCCGCGTCCGCCGCCGCGTCCACCGCCGCGTCCACCGCCGCGTCCGCCGCCGCGTCCACCGCCGCGTCCGCGCCACCTCCTCCTCCTCCTCCGGAAAGGGGTCCGACCCCGCCGTGGCAACTGTCGGATAACGAGTGGGCCGGGCCTCCAGGCTGGGAGCTTAGGTGGACAGCCGTAGGGGAAGGGACACGGCTCAGGAGGTTCTACCTCAATAACGCCGCCACCCGCGACAGGTAGTGCCTCAGGGAACGGAACGCCCTCGCCCGCCGGTCCATACTGGTCAGCTCTCCGGAGGTTTATCGAATGAGGTACAGCCGTCATCAGTGAAGCATTTAATATAAGGCCGAGTATGATTACGAATATGATAGCCATTAGCAGGTCACCTCCAGACATTATATATCTTCACCAGAAAATATATAACCTAGTAGTAGAACCGTCGTCTTCGCGGCCAGCGTCGGCGTCGCCAACGGGGGTGCCGCCAGCCCCACCTGCCGGGCCTCGGCCCTCGCCACACCGGCCCCTGTCCCCAGACGGGTCCGACGGCTGGACCGTCTACATAGACGACAGCGGGTTGATGCGCTTTGTGTAACTCCTGATTCTGGCGACTAAGTTCCATAAGTGCGTAGAGCAGAATGAGAAGGGTGATTCCGGGAATTATCTGGGACATCTCCATATGTAATCTTAGGAGATTAAAATCCTGTTATTATTAAAGCTATAATAACAGATGAATACTTAGTTCGAGTAGGCGAGGCCTCCCATGCCGCTCATCACGCGCAGCACGTTGTAGTTAGTCGCGTAGACGCGCACCTTGGCAGTGTGGTCGCCGCCGATCGCGTTCGTGGACAGCACCAGCTGCAGTGTCGCGTTGTCGATGCGGCTGAAGTTGCACGTGCCGCTCGGCTGGTGTTCC